CCTCGGCCTCCAGGCGCGTGTCCGAGAGCGCCCGGACGCGGCACCGGCAGTTGAAGCCGTTGGGCGGGTAGTGCGAGCCCCAGAACGGATCGTCGTACCGGAAGGTGCGGCCGTTCAGGATTTTATGGGAGGGCCGCGTCTTGCCGTCCAGGATGGCCACGTACTGCCAGAAGGGCCGGGCGTCGGCGTTTTCCAGCATCTGCTTGTAGCGCCCGGCCATGAACGCGGTCTGCATGTTCTGGCGGTAGATGAGCTTCAAGCGCGCCGGGCTGCCGAGCTGCACGCGGCGTTCCTCGCCGGTGCGCGGGTCCACCATGGGCTGTTTGCCCCACCAGCCCTTTTCTTTGAGCTTCGGGGCAAGGTGCTTCTGGAACCAGGCTTCGGTCTTGCCCTCCTTGAGGGCGGTCTGCACGGCCTCGCGGATGTCCCTCAGCACGTCGAGCTGCGCGGCCTTGGCCACGGTGAAGGCCTGGGCGTGGGCGCGTTGGTCCATCTCCTTCCAGTCGAAGGTGATCTTGTAGCCCTTGGACTCGAAGTAGGCCACGGCGTCCTTGGGCGGCAGGCCCATGGCGAAGGAGAGGGAGACGGGGGCGGGCATGGGCTAGGCCGTCAGAATCATGCCCAGCACGGCGAAGAACGCGATGCCGGGGTGGCCTGTCGCCAAGGAAAAGAGCGCCACGAGGAAGAACAGAACGGGCATGGCTCAGCCCTTATTCCTGGGCTGATTGGCTCGCCCGTCAAGCATGGTATTCCAGAATTTACCAGGGACGCCACGAAGGTCATGAATTTTATCCCGCGCTTCTTCAACGGCGGCCGCCACTGCTTCCCAAACAATGGAAGCAGCCGCAAGCGCAACAAGAGGCAACCAAAAGAAAGGGGCTGTAAGGCGGTAGGTCCACCTACGTATCGCGTTAGAGCCATTACACCACCTACGGTAAGCGATAATCATGCCGCTAACCCTCCTCCCTTTCTTGTTGCGCGCTCAAGCGCCCCCACAGTTCCCCCACGAACAGCACGCGGGCGCACAGCTCTTCCAGGCCCGTGGTGTCCATCTTGGGGTACAGCTCCGCCAGCTTGCCCAGCAGCTCGTCCGGGCCGGATTTCTCCGCCTCGGTGAGGATGGGGGCCAGCAGGTCCCTGGCCAGGGCCGCGAGCGTGGCCTCCGGCACGTCCACCGCGTCCACGGCGGCCTGATCCGGGAACCGCACCGCGTCCGTCCCTTCGGCGGAAAGCGCCGCCGTGGCCTCCGCCTTGCCGCTCTTTCCCTTGGCGTCCTGGCCCGCCCGGCCCTCCGGGCCATCCTGCGCCTGGCCCTCGCTGCCGGACGGCTGCTTATCCGCTCCGCCCTTGCGCGCAAGCACCGGCTCCCCGTCCTCGGGCATGGGGATGCCCGCGCGCTGGTGCGCCCAGCTCGCCGGTATGTCCATCACGTCCACCAGCGCGGGCAGGCTCTTGGCCAGCTTCTCCAGGTCCTCGGGCCGGTTGCAGTCGAACTCGAACACCGGCATGAGCGCCGGGTCCGACACGCCCAGGTTGAGGTAGGCCAGCGGCCAGACGAGCTGCCGCGTGAGCGTCCCGGCGATCTGCCGGGCATCGCTGCGCAAGATGTCCAGGCGCACCTCGTTGTGGATTTCGCCCAGGGCCTGGCTTCCCACTCCCTGCGTGTCCGTGGTGAGCGTGGAGCCCAGGATGGCCTTGGACTGCCCCTTCTCGCAGATGTTGTGCATGACCTCGAAAGGCTTTTCGCTGCCCTTGGCGGCCTCGTGGAATTCGATGAGCATGCCGTCCGGGATGATCCCGGCCGCGTCGTGGCCGATGGCCTGCAAGGCCCGGAGCAGCACGCCCTGGTCCTCTTCGCTGGTGCCCGGCGGGTATTTGCCCGTGCGGAGCGGCAGGCCGTGAATCTCCAGGAACTCGGCGAAGTCGCCCCGCGCGTACTGCTTGAGCAGGTAGGACCACACAAGCACCCGGAACAGGCCCTGGCGCGGGAACCACCCGGACATGGAGGCGTGGCGGTGGGCTATCCAGCCCAGGGGCCACAGCTCCTGCCCTTCGGGCGTCATGTCCCGCAGGCGCAGGGTTTGGAAGTCCGGTGCGAGCTGGAACATGGGCTGGGGCCGGTGGTGCAGGGCCAGGGGCACGCGTTCGCCGCCCCAGCTCCATTCGATCTCCAGGCAGGAAAAGCCGTGGCCGATGCCGTCGGCCAGGTCCAGAATGGCGTCCTCGAAATCGGGGATGGATTCCACCTGCTCACGCACGCTGGCGGCCACGTCGTCGGCGCGCTTGCCGCCCGCCCGGCCGGGCCGGATGATCCAAGGCACGGAAAGAAGCGCCCGGCGGCGCTTGGAAAGCTCCGCGTGGATGTGTTCGTCCCGGCCCTCGATCTCGCTGAACAGCTCGTGCTGGCCCACGATGTCTCCGGCGTCCGCCGCCCGGAGGATGGCCTCCAGGCGCGCCGGGGTGAGCCCGCCGGTGACGCTGGCCATGAACGTGCCCGGCAGCATGGCCAGGGACGGGCCGCGCGTCTGCATCTCCTTCTTGCCCTTGAAGCCCGCCACGGCGGCCTTGAGGCGATCAATCATCGTCGTGAGCACCGAAGAACCTCCGGATGAGTCCGCGCGCGCCGGTCTTGGGCACGCGAGTGAAAGACATTGTGGTGAAACCGTTGGTGGCGGCCTGCCAGAGCATTTCCAGGGCGTCCGGCCCGTCGTCGTGGTCGGCCTTGGGGAAGTGGCGGAGCTGCTCCACCAGCGTGTGCTGGGAGGGATGCACGCGGATGCGGCCTTGGGTGAAATAGGGCTGCATGGCCTCGATGCGCAGGGCCTTGTCCGCGATGGGGGTCACGCCACGGGCCGGGATGGTCATGCCGCGCTCCACGGCCCGGCGGACAAGCTCCGAGCGCAGGAACTCCTGGAACTGCACTGCCTCCACCACCCACAGCAGGCAGCGGTACTGCGCGTGGAAGGCCAGCACGTCTTCAATGATGCGGTCCGGCACGCGCTTGCGGATGGAAGCCTCCACCACGTCCAGAGTGCAACGCTCGCGCGAATACCCGCCCACCAGAATGGCGGACGGGTCGCGCCCGGAGCCGGACTTGCCCAGGGAGGGGTCAACGGAGCCGAAGAAAATCCAGTCGTTGGCGCGCTCCACCCAGAAGGTGATGCAGGCGGAAAACGGCGCGCCGTCGCCCGCCAGCGGGTCGTTTTGCTGCTCGCTATCGAAGGCGTCGTGGCCGTCGCGGGCGCGCTTGAGCATGAGCTTGTAAAGCGGCCGGGCCGAAGGCCAGGACACCACGGCCCCTTCCACCATGGCCTGGGCGCGCTCCTGATAGAAGTCGCGGGCGGCCTCCTCGCCGCCGGCCAAGAGGATCTCCTCCCAGCGGTCCCACAGGTCCAGGCGGTGCGGCCATTCGATCACGGCCTTGAACTTGCGCGAGCGCCACAGGGGGTTGGCCAGCAGCCGGGACAGCACGGAGTCGTAATGCAGCACGGTGCCCACCAGGATCACGTCCATGGCGTCGTCCGCGCCGGAGAGGTTGAGCACCGTGCGGGCCAGCCAGGATTCCAGCTTTTCGCGCTGCTCCGGGCTGCGCACGTTTTCGTCGTTTTCCAGGTCGTCGCAGATGACCAGGTCCGGCCGGTGCGGTCCGTGGCGCAGGCCGCGCATACGCTTGCCGGAGCCGAAGGCCTGGAGCTTCACGCTGTTGGCGGTGATGGCCACGCCCGCGTTCCAGACGCGGCCCTGGCCGCAGGCGTCGGGGAAGTCCATGGCCAGGCGCGGGTTGGCCTCAAGCTCCGCCTTGACGGGCTCCAGCAGCGTGGCGGCGGCCTGCTCGAAGGCGTCGGCGATGAGCGGGATGAAGCGCTTGCGCCCCGTGACCACGCACCACAGCACGAAGATGAGGGACACCACGGTGGACTTGGCCTCGCCGCGCGGGGCGGCCACGGCCAGGCGCTGGCCGCCGGGGTGGTCCACCAGGGCGGGGAGGGTTTCGTCCAGCCAGGTGTGCAGGACGCTGTCGCCGTGGCGGACGTAATGCGGGAAGTAGGTGCGGCGGAAGAAGGCGAAGTCGCCCATGGCGCGCCTGCGGCGGGCGGCGGAGGCCGCCGGGTCCGGCGAGAACCCCTCGCACTCGGCCTCGATGGTGCGCCGCAGGGTGGTGGCCATGAGGGCCAGCTCGGCCAGGAACTCCTTGAGCTTGAGCTTCATGGGCTGCCCCTACCCGAACGCCCGCGCGATCTCCGCGCCGAACGGCTCCAGCACCTCAACGAAGGCCGGGCCGTGCTGCGGGTAGCGATCACGGATGAAGTCTCCCAGGCGGCCCAATACATTGAGCGCCGTGGCCAGCTCGCTGGTTTCCGGCAGCACCCGCTTGCTTGCGGCCACGGTCTTGTTGAAGCTGTCCGCCAGGCTGGCCAGCATCTGGACCTTGTTCTTGGCTTCGATGGACTCGTCCGAGGCGATCATGTCCATGATGGCCTTGTGCGCCACCACGTAGTCGGCCAGCATCTGCCGGGCCACGGACTCCACGCCCTCGCCGGACAGCAGGCAGGCGGCGCGCATCTTGTCCCAATCGTCGCCCAGCTCCTTGGCCCGGCGCTTCCAGCGCGTGGCCGTGCTGGCGGGCACCCCCGCCTTCATGGCGGCGATGTCCAGCGGCAGGCGCTCGTGGACGAACGCGGCGCGCACTGCTTCGCGCTTCTCGCGGGCGTGGGCCATCTAGAACCCCAGCTTGATCTTGATGTACAAGACGGCCGTGGCCACGATGCCGCCGGTCAACCCGCCGGAGACGCCGCCAGCCACGGCCCCGGCCACGGCGGCGCGGCGCTCCATGCCTTCCAGGCACCCGGCCACCCCGTCCACCTTCTTTTCGATGCGGGCCAGGGCCTGCATTTCCGGCGTGGCCGGTTCGACGTGTTCGTCACTCATGCCATCCCCCCGATGCGTTCGATGACGCGGTCCAGTTTCGATTCGATCTTGCCGAGTTGATCCAACACGGTGTCGCTCTGCCGGTGACAGTCCTCGCGGCGCAGGTAGTTCTCGGCGACGCGCTGGGCCTGTTCCGCGAGAGACTGTTCCTGGCGGGCGCACCTGTCCTGCAACTCACGGATGCGGTCGAACACGTGCTTGAGGATGAACCCTCCGAGCGCACCGGCCAGGGTCAACAGCGTGCTCAGCGCAAGAGCCACGAGCGCCGCCGTCTCCATCACCGGCCTCCGTAGAGGAACGGCCTGAACAGCAGGCCAAGGGCGGCGCTCCACCGCCGGGCGCGCGCCGGGGACACCCCGCAGTCGCGCAGACGGCAGTAGACGTGCAGCTCCCCCAGGACGTGCTGGAGCCATGAACGCAGGCGAGGCATCTACCGGCCCTCCTGGGCGAACGCGGCAAGCGCCCGCGTCTGCGCTTCCAGGCCCCTGGCCCAGGCCCCGAAGTCGCGGGCGTGGGCCAGCAGGTCTTCCGGAGTTACGGGGGGCGTCACGGGTGTTCCAGGAAGTACCCCGGAGCCAGCGGCGGGGGCGGGTCCGGCACCGTGGCCAGCTCCGGCGGCACCGGCGCTTTCGGGCAGAGCACCGCCGCCGGGATAGCCGAGGGCTTCGTTGTACAGGCGCACGAAATCAGGGCCAAAAGAACAACCAGCAGCACTTTGCGCGGCATCCTTGATCCTCCTGGTGATGACCTTGGTCTGGACGACGATTCGCCCTTTTTCCTGTTGGAGCCTGACGGCCAGGTCGTTGGCCTTGGCCGTCTCTTCTTCCAGGCGCTCGCGGGCATGCCTCTCGGCTTCGGCGTAGGCGGCAACGTGCTCCGCCTTGATAGTGGCCACCTCGGCAACTCGGGCGTTGTCCGCGCGGGAATAGCCGCACCAATACCCGCCGCCGAACACGGCCAGGGCCAGCAGGATGGACACCAGCGGATTAGCGAGCATCGGCATGGCACACCCCCCGGCCCCATCCGGCCTGCATGTAGAGAGGTTCGAGCGTGAGCAGGATGCGGCGCGGATAGCCCCGGTTCTCGCGGTACGCGCTGGCGCTGCGCCCGGCGTTAAATCGCTCCACGGAGTCGAACCACGCTAACGGGTCCGCCCCGTGCTTGCGGGCCAGGGCCTTGTCGCGCTGCACCCAGCCCAGGCCGCCGTTGTAGGCGGAGAGAGCCTTGGCCATGCGGTCGCACGGAGTGCGGGCGTCCACGCGCTCCCAGAGCCAGCGGTCATAGGCGGAGAGCGCTCGGAGCGCCCAGCCGGGGTTGTACGGCTGGGCGTCGGCCAGCTCCGGGTCCACGTTGCCCATCCACCGGGCCGTGGCAGGCATGAATTGCGTCAGGCCCTGGGCTCCCACGGGGCTTCGCGCATCGGGACGCCAGCAGCTTTCCTGGTGGACCTGCGCGGCCATGGTGGCCACGGGGGCATCCAGGCCCCAATGCACGCGGGCGCACCGGGTGAGGTCTGCCCGGTAGCGGACGGCCTGGGCGGGGATGGTTTCGGCGTGGGCG